CGAACGCTCTGACAGACGAGCCGATGAAAGACAAACAGGTCGGTGATACAATATATGTCAGAGGGACGATCGAGGCTTTCCGGACAGGAATGCGGAAGAAGGAAGTGCGTGTCAATATAAACGGGATCTCGATGTGGATCGATTACGAATGGCCAAAGGATAAACAGTAAGCGAGGAGATAGATGCTGATTGTGGGATTGATAATAGGGGCGATGATCGGGGCACCGATCGGTGTGATGCTGATGTCTATGATCTGGGTTAATCCCAGGGACGACTGGAAAGACTGGAAGGACAAGCCATGATGATTGCGATAGGCGTGATACTGACACTGTTTGTGTTGGCATGGGACGGGATCGTGATCTTCTTCTTAGACGGCGACATTGAGAACATATTCGAAGAGGAGGACGAGGATGGGGATGATTCCGATTAAGATCGAGAGACGTGACGGACGGATGCATGTCATACTGTGCGAAAACTGCCGATACTTCGAGGAAGTCAATCCGGTCTCCGGACTCACACGATGCAGGAAGTGGAAGGTTTACGGACTGGCACGCAAGGGCGGATACTGTCACCTTGCTGAGAGAAAGAGGGCTCGGGATGAGTGACATGACTCTCGACAGGCTGAGACAGTTCAGAGGCATCCAGAAGGAAGTGGTCGAGATACAAAGAGAGATCGACACGCTTTACTTCCCGATCTCATCGCCGAACGGACACCAAGGTCTCGGATCATCAGCACCGGGCAATCCCACAGAAAGAGCAGTGTCCCGGATCATGGCACTGCAGGAGAAAGCCGAAGCACTGACCGCACAGCTCGCTCATGAACTGGAAGAGATCGAGGCGTGGCTTCTAACTGTGGAAGACCACGAGCTCAGGGCGATCATCCGTGCGCATTACTTACTCGGGGACAGCTGGGCAAGATGCACGCAGAGGATTCTTAATTATGAGTATTCAGACACGGCAAAGATGCGAGTCTATCGCTTCTTCAATAGAAAGTGATCCGTCGCGATACGAAAAAAACTGCTATATTGTACACATGAAAGAAGGCGAGCAAGGGGTTCAGCCTTCTTTTAATTTGCCGGAGAATCCTTTTCTTATCTTTTCCTAGCTCCGGCTTTTATTAATCATGAAAGAGTTCGCAAAGAGGTTTTATAAATCGAGACAGTGGCAAATCGTTCGAGAAACGGCGATAAAGCGTGACAAATATCTGTGCGTGGACTGTATGCGTGCCGGCATCATCACACCGGCGGAAGAGGTTCACCACATCATCGAGCTGACTCCGGAGAACATCAACGATCCGAGCATCAGCCTAAACCTCGACAACCTTGTGAGCCTGTGCAGGGAGTGCCACCAGAAGCGACACGGAGCGCACGCAAGGCGGTACGAGCTCGACGACTTGGGCAGAGTTCGGATCAAATGAGATCGCGCTCAAACAGAACGAAAACGGGCAACACGGGATAGATAGTGATTGCAACACGAAAGCGCAAGCCCATGCGTTTCTATCCCGTTGCATTTTAATGGGCAATCATAGGGGCAATGATAAATGAGAAAACCAACAGAAAAATACGAGAAGACTGTCGAACTTCTCAAACAAGGCTACAAGCCTAACGAAATCCGCATCATGCTCGGATGGAAGAGCGTGACATCTGTGCATACGATCGCAAAAAAGATCGGACTCAGTAAGAAAGAAAAAGACGCAGAAGTTGCAAAGCAAATCGATGCGATGCTGAGACAAGGAAAAACAAGGTTTGAAGCACAAACCGAATTAAATCAAAGTTGGCAATACGTCAACCGGCTAATTAAACAGTACGGCATACAATACGAAGGAATAGAAAGAGCGTGTTCAATATGTGGGCGCGCTTTTATTGTGAAAGACGAGAACGGTCAGAAATATTGTTCAGACGATTGCCGAAGAGTTGCAAGTCATAGAACAAACGAAAATGCAAACGATAACGGAGTTGCCGAAAAGATCGCAGCGAAATTTCCGGATTGGGAATATATCGGCGGATATACCGGATCTGATGGCACGATGGTCATCCGACATAAAGTGTGTGGATTCACAACGATGAAGTCATGCGTGACACTTAGGCATAATCAGCCCAAGTGTTTCCTATGCAAACAGAAAGAATCCGAGCAAAATCATGAAAGAGCAAAGCAAAGGGCGGAAGAAAAGAAATCCAAGGAAAAAGAAATAAGACGATTTTATCAGCCAGTGAAGAAGGTCAGAGTGCAACAAGCCAAAGAGTGCGAAGTGTGCGGTGGCCTTTTCTTTTCTGGGAGACGTTGTTTCTGTTCTGATGAATGTGCCAGGACAAAGGCGAACCGTTACAATAACACGAAGAAACAGAGACGTATGCGAGAAGCATGGACAGAAGAGAGCAAGACGATCAGCCTGGAGAAACTATTTGAAAGAGACGGCGGGATCTGTTGGCTGTGCGGTAAGGCTTGCGATATAGAAACGGATCCAAACAGCAACAACTATCCGAGCATCGATCACGTCGTTCCGATCTCGCTTGGAGGCAAGGACGAATGGCAAAACATAAAGCTCGCACATCGCATTTGTAACTCGTTGCGAGGAAATAAAAAAATGAAAACACTGCCCCACGTTCCAGGCGAATACGGGGCACAAGCTAAGACCGGTGGGTTCACTCTTCTCTAAGATAAGGCGACTTTCCAGTCATCAGGTTGAGTTATTCAGAGATAGACAGATCAGGAGCTAGATGGAAAATTATATTCTCAGTTATTACCAGCGGATCAGAGACGGTCGTGAAATTGCGGGAAGATGGGTCAAAATGGTCTATGCCTATGTTGTGCACGGCTTGGAGGATGGGCTGTTTTTCTATGATCCGAAGAAAGCGCACCATGCGATCGACTGGATCGAGGCACATTGCTTCCACACCGAGGGCGATCTGGCACCTCAACCGCTAAAACTGGAGCTGTGGCAGAAGGCTTTTGAGTCTTTGGTCTTCGGTATCGTGGACGATAAGGGAAACCCACAGTTTCGAGAGGTTGTTCTTGTTGAGGCAAGAAAGAATGGCAAGTCCTTGCTTGCGGCGGCGAATGAGCGATATGTATGGAAGAATGGCGGATACGGGACGAGGGTATTTAACATCGCACCGAAACTCGACCAGGCTGATATTATTTATAACTCTGTTTGGGCGATGACTCAGTTGGATCCGGAATGGATCGAGAAGGAAGAAAAACGCAAGCAGAGGGACGCACACGGCCGACGGATTAACGGCGACGATCCAACACAGGAGCGCCACAGGATGACGGATCTGTTTATCCCGGCAATGAACTCGACCGTAAAGAAACTCGCATTTTCGGCCAAAAAGTCGGACGGATTTAATCCGAGCTTGGCGGTGTGCGATGAGATAGCCTCATGGGAAGGCGACAAAGGCCTCAAGGTTTATGAGGTCATGCGCTCCGGAATGGGAGCACGAGCAGGGTCTATCTTGATGTCGTGCACCACGTCCGGATATATTAACGACTCTATTTATGACGAGCTGATTAAAAGATCGACTCGTTTTTTGTTAGGAGAGAGCAAAGAAAAGAGACTGTTGCCCGTGTTGTACATGATCGACGACATCGAAAAGTGGAACGACATCAACGAGCTAAGGAAAGCAAATCCAAACCTCGGAGTCAGCGTATCGGTTGACTACTTGCTCGAAGAGATCGCAATCGCCGAGGGATCGCTATCCAAAAAAGCCGAGTTTCTTGTTAAATACTGCAACATAAAGCAGAACAGCTCCATGGCATGGCTTAACTCGACCGACGTGATGAAGTGCATCGGGGACGAGCTCAAACTGGAAGACTTCCGCGGATGCTATTGCGTCGGCGGCATTGACTTGTCACGCACCACCGACTTGACCGCATGCGTTGTCGTGATCGAGAAAGAGGGCGAGCTTTATGTCTTCCCGAAATTCTTTTTACCGAAAGAGAAAGTCGAGGAGGCAACGGCTCGGGACAATGTCCCATACAAGATTTACATCCAGAGGGGTTTACTCCAGGAATCGGGCGAGAACTTTGTCGACTACCGTGACTGCCTGCAGTGGTTCAAGGAACTGGTCGAGAAGTATGAGATCCTACCGCTAAAGGTCGGCTACGACAGATACAACTCGCAATACTTGACGCAGGACATGAAGACCTACGGCTTCCACATGGACGATGTTTATCAGGGCGAAAACCTGTCTCCGGTGATCGACGAGACCGAGGGCCTGATCAAAGACAGGAAGATTCACATCGGTGACAACGATCTGATGAAGATCCACCTGTTAGATAGTGCTTTAAAGACAAACGCAGAGACACAGAGAAAGAGGCTGATCAAAGTATCGGCCAATGTACATATTGACGGCACTGCCGCGCTATTGGATGCCATGACAGTCCGTCAGAAGTGGTACTCCGAGATCGGCGGACAGCTGAGAAATGAGAGGTGATGAACATGGGACTGTTCGATTTTATTTTTAAGCCCAAGAACGTCGAGCTGAGCAGAGAGGCGGACAGCTATTTCCGGACGCTTACGGCATACCATCCGCACTTTACGTCATGGGACGGCAAGCTGTACGAGTCCGAGCTTGTGCGGTCTGCTATTGATGCCAGGGCGAGGCACATCTCGAAGCTGAAGGTCGAGATACAGGGAGCGGCAAAGCCAACACTGCAGACAAAGCTCAGGCTCAAGCCGAACAACTGGCAGACGTGGTCGCAATTCCTATATCGTGTCAGCACGATCCTTGACATGCATAACTCGTGTGTGATCGTGCCGGTTTACGATGAGCTGATGAACCCGGTCGGATATTATCCAGTGCTTCCGAAGAAGTGCGAAGTCGTCCAGGACAGCAACGGGACACCATTTCTAAGGTATGAGTTCAGCGACGGGCAGAAGGCGGCGGACTATCTGGAAGAGTGTGCGATCTTGACGAAATTCCAGTACAAGAGCGATTTCTTCGGGGAGACAAACAGTGCGCTCAATCCGACGATGGCTCTTGTGCATATGAATGACGAGGGCATCAAGGAAGCAATTAAAAACAATGCCACATATCGATTTATGGCTCGGATGACGAACTTCTCGAACACCGAAGATCTGAAGCGGGAGCGCAAGAGGTTCACCGAGGCAAATCTGAGATCGGAGGATGCAAACCAAGGCCTTCTTTTATTCCCGAATACATACGCAGACATTAAAGAGATCAGCGCACGGCCGTATACAGTACCGGAGGCTGAGCTCAGGGAGATCCGCACATCGGTCTATAACTACTTTGCGGTTAACGAGGACATTCTGCAGTCGAAGGCATACGGCGATGCTTGGGCGGCCTTTTACGAGTCTGTCGTGGAGCCATTTTCTATTCAGTTTTCCGAGACCATGACACAGGCACTCTTTTCAGACCGTGAGCGTGCTCAGGGCTCTCTTATGATGGCGACATCGAACCGTCTGCAGTACATGACAACAAAGGAAAAACTAGACGTCTCGTCTGCAATGTTTGACCGAGGCATCTGGAACAGGGACGACGTGAGGGACGTGTGGAACATGTCACCGCTCCCGGACGGACAAGGCCAGGCATACATCATCAGAGGCGAATATATAACAATCAGCGAAGACGGTTCCTTCACAAGAGAAGGCACCGATCAGACAGGAGGAGAAAGCAATGCCGATCAAGAATGACAGAGAATACAGGAACTTGGGGACGTTTGAGATCCGGGAAGATGATGATATTAAGATCGTGAAGGGATACGCTTCAACGTTCGACACATACGAGCTATGGAACGATTGCGATCTTGTCCTTCACGAGAGAATCGCAAGGGACGCTTTCGAAGGCGCAGACATGACGGACGTGGTCTTTCTCAGAGACCACACAGGGCACGTTTTAGCCCGCACAAAGAACGGCTCGGTAAAACTTACAGTAGACAACCGAGGCCTCTATACAGAGACGGATCTGAGCCTCACAGAGGCATCCCGCACCATGTACGAAGACATCCAGGTGGGCAACTATTCACAGATGTCTTTTTCTTTTGTGGTCGCACAGGATCACATCGATTGGCTCGATGACAGAAACGCAGTAAGGACAATCGACAAGATTAAAAAGCTGTACGACGTGTCGGCGGTTGCTTTTCCCGCCAACCCGTATACAGATATTGGGCTTTCCGCCCGTTCT